AATACCTCTGTTAGCCCATTCAGCTAACATTATATTTAAAGAACGTCTTGCACTTTTTAAATCATAACCAGATCTAGAATTTAGGCCACATCTTTCAAATGCTTCTTCTATAAGCTGATCTACATCTAAATCAAAAGTATTAGTTCCTGAAGTAGCCATTACTTACCTACTTTTTTAATTGCCTTTTTATGAGCTTGTGTAAAAGTTTTACCTTTTTTCATAGCCTTTGTCATAGAAGCCATATGTTTTTTTGTATGGTGTTTAGAATGTTTTTTCATAGTCTTTTTTTGACCACCTGTTAATTGTTTGGGCATTGAAGATCTCCTAATCATTATTAATATATTTTTTGAAATTCAGCTATGATTGTATACATATTTCCTGAATCAGCTGCACCAGGTACTACAAGATTTACATCACTTTCATTAGTATTATTAGATTTATCAGCGGGTATTCCACCAAATTCTCTAAAATCCCAATAGCCTGTTCCTGTTAAGCCTATTACTGGAATATCTCCATCATCATCTTCTTCGTCTAAACGTGCAAAAGAGTCTCCTCCATCGCCACCTTGACACGAGAACCAAACTCTAAGCAAACCTAAATGAGCTACTGAAGTTCCATCTGCTCTAGCAGTTAATGCTGATACATCACCAAAAACTGTAGTGCTACCTGATCCATCTGATTGATTGACTATTTTGATTACGACACGATTGTCGTTTTGTTGTAGGATTGTCGGTCCTGTTACTACGTCTGCCATGTTCCCTCCTTAATTAAGAACTGTGGGGCCGAAGCCCCACTAAAAATTAATTTATGCTAGTACCAAACCAACAAAAGTTAGTCTGATTACAGTGGCACTACCCGGATCTCCACTTACTACTACTTCTACTTCGTCAGCAGTTGTAGTTGCACCTGTTAATCCTGTAATACCTCTAACACCATTACAACCAAACACACCTTTAAATCCAGTTGCATTTACTGCTACTGCAATACCGTCTGTATATGAATCTGTATTTCCATCATCACCAATATCAACTAAGTTGACGTTGTTTGTTGATGCTGTAACTACATCAACAGAAACACACATTGGAATAAAGTTCGCAGGCATACCTATCGCTGCTTCTTTACCAGTTGTTGCACCATTAGCTATAGTAATACTTGCTTGATATGTTTGTAAAGTTGCAGTGTTAGTAGCTGCTGCATTTAATAATAGTGAACCTGCTGAATTGCTTGAAGCATCACCAGTTGCTACACTATTTAAAGTTGCGTGTTCTGTAACCGCACCTGTACTTGTATTTTTAGTTACTACTTTGTGACCAGCTTCTGATCTTACTGGACCACTAAAAGTTGAATTAGACATTTTTATTACCTCGTAGTTTATTTTATACTGTCTCTACGCCGTCTGCTAGGTCAGTCAGTATAATTAATTTACCTAGTTATTATGGGGGCCGAAGCCCCCATATTTAGAGTTTATTATGCTCCCGGTGATCCGAAAACAGATCTCCAGTCAGAGAATCCAAAAGAATATCTCTCTCTGGCTTTGTATTTAACATTACCAGTTTCGAAGTCACCTTCCATTTTTGTGGAAATAGGTGATCTTTGGAAATGCTTTAGACCGTTAGGTGCATCAGTTTTGATAAAGAATGCATCTGTATCAGTTAAGTAGTTATTTACTACATAACCTTGTGGTAGCATTCCCATGCTTCCGATTGCATTGATATCATTATCTGATGTACTAGTTCTTTGACCAGACTTCATAAGTCTTTCAGCAGTGAATTGAAGGTTAACTGGAATAATTAACTTTGTACCGTTAAGAGAAACTTTTAATCCTCTGTCATCGGTAAGTCCAGCAATATCAATTAATGCTTGCTCAAGAGATGTTTCGTTAAGGTCTGCAGCAACTGTTAGTTCGTTTTTCACGTTTCCAGCAGTTGTAGGGTGAGCTGTAGAACAAAGTTCTACGCCGTCGCCACCTGTGAAAGAAGAGTTAAACGCATTATTTAATACGTTTGCTGCTTTCACTTGCTTTGCGTTACTCATTGAACGAGCCAATGCTTTTGTATAACGAGAACTGATTCTGTCGTAAAGGTTATCCTCTACTGCTTCCTCAGTAATTGCAAAAGCTAATGCCACAGTTTCGTGTGTGTAGCGAGCAGTGAAAGACTCAGTTGCGTCATCAAAATTAACTGATCCGCCTTCTGGCTTTACCTGTGCTGCACCGAAACCGGATAGCATTACTTCTTCTTCGAAAGCACGATCAGAAGTTTCTGTATCAAAAATTTCTGCGTGCTGGTTTTCATATCGGTCATATTCTAACCCGAACAAAGCGTTAAGGCCAGGTTCAAGTTCTTTGACCAGTTGTGATCTAGAAATCGCCATTTTATTCTCCTATTACGCTAATGCTGTGGTTAATAAATAAGAATGCTCGCCAGTGTTAGGTACAACGTAAACGTTTGCGTTTGCGCTACCAGTATCACTGTTGCTTGGATCCTTAGAAATACCAATTTGTTTGAATTGTCCAGATGTTGTTACTGTAGAAGTATCTAACTCTTGAGAAGATCTGCCAGAAAGGGTGCTTCCACCTGTATTGACTAGATCAAAACCACCAAAGTTCATAGCTGCTGTGCCAGTACCATCATGTTGGACTTCGAAGACGATTCTTGGATCGTCGTAAACAAAAGCAACTATATCAGAAGCATTTGTGCTTGCTGGATAAAAGTTACTAAATGTGGGCTTACTAGTGCTTGGATCTGTATAAAAACAACCACCGAACACGCCTAAAACTACGTTGCCTGCTGCTGCGGCTTCAACACCACCTGCAGTTACGGCTATAACACATTGACCTTGAAAGATCGATGTTCCATAGTTTGCAGCGATTTTATATTCGTTGGTACGGATTTCTCCACCACTAAGATGTCTAACGGGTCTGAACCCGAAAGCTGCGTCTTGGTTTGCCATCGTTGCGTCCTTTGTTTATCTATTAATAATTAGTTCGATGGACAAAAATCATAGAAACTATTTTTTTTTGTTTCCACCGAAGGTTACACGACTTTGCCTCTCAGGTTTACTGATTGGCATACTAGGGTGAGATTCCTTTAAAAGATCGTTTTCAAGAGCTTCTTCTTTTTCTCTTGTTTGATTATTAAAATAATCAGTTCTTTCGTCAACAATCTCTTGCGGTATCTTAGCTAGTAATAAACCACCAACTCCTATTACACCTTTATATTTTCCATCCTGTACAGTTGGATAATCAGATTCAAAAGCATCTCCTCTTACGAGTTCGAAACCTTCTCTAAGTCTAGCAGAAAGATTCTTATTATCTTCTTGACCTAAAGTTTCTGATCTTATCCATCTATGCTTGTACCCATCGGGTGCAGGCGGTGCGTCTAGGGATGACGGGGGTGCCCATGGTTTTCTACGAGTAGTCTTGTCTCTAGAAAAGGCAGCGCGTGGAGTCTTATTAGTTTTATCTATTTCATTATTCATATGCATTACTCCTTCACGTATTTCGCATATTCTTCAAGTGGCACACCTAACTTTTTAGCTATTGCTACTTGAGAGGGTGTGAGTCTCACTGTTTTGCGTCCAGATCGTGTGGTCCTTTGTGCGGATGCAACAGTTTGAACGGGCTTGTTGCTTCCTTGGACTTCTCCCCCATCGTTAAACTTTTGAGGAAATTCTTTTCGAAGCCTTCTGTCAATCTCTTCGTAATAGTCATCAGAAGTTGGATTAAATCCTTCTTCTTCCACAAGCTTTTTGTGGATACCAAACGAAGCGTATGTCATAGCTTCATCTTTACCAAACCACTCATTTTTTTCCGCCCATGCTTCCGCTTTTGGGTCCGGTTGAGCCGGTTGTGGCTGTCTTACATTATTTTGTACAGGTTGTTGTTCAATTTGTCCAGCGTTTTTTACAGCTTCTTCTCTGTTTTTTTCAGTAGCTTTAATACGTTCTTCTTCGATAGCTAGCTTAGCTAAGACTTGGTTTGCTGCAACTTGTGCATCTATATCACCAGTTGTAACAGCTTGTTTTAAAGCAACTTTAGCTGTTTCTAGTTCTGATTTAACACGACCAGCAAACTCATTGACATAACCATCATCTAATTGAGTAACCTTGTTTTTTAATTCGTCACGTTCTGACTTGACTTGTTCTGCAAAACTAAGAGCTTCTTTTTCTCTACGTTCTGCCTCACGAATTTTATAAGTTAATCTATCAATACGTTTTTTGACACCATCACTATATTCTTCGCGTTCGTCTTTTTTGTCTTCTTTAACTTCTGTGACGACTTTATTTTCTTTTTCTTCTTCTACTATTGTTTCTTTTTTTTCATCTAATTCAACGTCAACTGAATTACCTGATGTATCCAACTCTACCATTGAATTTTCTTCTTTTAATGCTTCTGGCATATTTCCCTCCGTTTTATACGGTTAGTGCGTGTAAAATATCTTCGGGGTCATCTAAGACACCTAATATTTCATCATCGTTAAGTACGCGCAGTTCTCCACCTTCAATATTTAAACGTGATCCTGCGTAACGTGCAAATAAAACCCAATCATTCTTCTTGCACCAAGGTCCGTTTGGAAACTTATCTTTGTCGTTATAAGCGTCCGGACCAACTTCCATAACTAGTCCACAGTTTGTTGCAATTTGAGATTCTGATACTGCTTTATCTGATAAAATAATTCCACCTTTAGTTTTTTCTTTTGCTTTATAAGGTAAAACAATTAAACGCCAACCGGTTGGTTTAGGCATCTTTGTTTTTTCTAAAGGTTTACTTTTTTTTGTTTTAACTTTTTCTTTCTCTTCTTGCTTTACTTGTTTAGCACGTGCATTAGCAACGTGTTGTGGTAAAATTAAATTAGTCATCTTGCTCCTGTTTTTTTAGCAGGTCCGTGAGTTCCTGTTCTAAGTAGTTTAATGTATCAAGTTGACCTAAATGATTTTGATAGTCATTCCAATCTTTAACTTGGTTATTAATTATTATCTCAGTTAATTGGGTTTGTCTACCTCTAATAATTTTAAAAATTCTTTCTGCAAATACTAATGGATCCATGTTCCCTTTCTTTTATTTTGTTATTTCTTTTTAGTAATTAATCCCATTGCTCCTTTAGCACCTTTAATACCAAAGCTAGCTGAGCATGCAATGTATAATAAGTGTTTATAATAATCAGGGAGTGAGTGTAAAGCCTCGAAGCCTTCTTTAATGTGTGGAGTCCACCCGGGGATGAAGACTGCCACCGCTGGAACCAAAAGACATATTAAAATTAGCTCATCTTTCCAGCTGCCTTTCATTTGATCGACCGCACTGGCCTCCCACGAAATTTTTCCCTCTATCTGTTGTTCTTTCAAAGCCTTTGCTGCTTTAATTTCAGTAACAGCTAACTCTGCTTTAGCTTTCTTTGTCTCTACGAATCCTTTAACGGAGTCTGTTACAACTCCGAGTAAAGGTTTGGCAAGTAGATGCCACATTTATATTCCGCCTAGGATTACTAGAACAACTGCACATATGATACCGGCTTTGATCCAGTCTTTCATATTCCAATCGTTCCATTCTTTAATCCATTCCCATATGTCTTTTACTAGTTTCATTTGTTTCCTCCTAGTGTTCTGTTAAATTAAAGTCTGCCTCAAATTCAACCTCTTTAAACGGCGATAAAACTTCTTCAAGTTTTTCTAACGCCTCTTTTATATTATGTTCACAATTATTACAACCACAATGACAGCTTCCGCCATTGCTATGATGACACTCGTGCTCACAATTTTTACAAATGGACATTAATGTAATGTTACTTTTCTATAAGTGTTGTCTTCTAAATTTTCTGCAAAAGCAAGAATCATGTCTTGAGTTTGCTCAGGTCCTAAAACATTTAAATAAATTGTTTTAGCTACAACCATTAAAGAAGCACTAACAGCCATTTGGTCTAATGGAAACTTTTCTGAAAATTTAAAAGTTTGGTCCAAGATTTCTTGAGGACTACTTTTTTTTAGTGTTTTTTTTCTTTTTTGCAATGTATCCACCTTTACTTGCCATATATTGAGGTATGGCAGTTCCTTTTGTCAAGGCTTTTGCCATCATTCTTGGATCACCTACTTTAGCACCAGGTTGTTTTTTATATTTTTTTCTTAATTTTTTAAGTAAGGCTGCTGATATTGTTTTATTACTCATTTTTACCTCTTTGTCCTGATAAAGTTACTTCTGCTCTTAGATTTGCTTGATCTTCTTGACTTTGTAGCTTTTCTTTGTCCATTTCGTCCTTTTGTTCAAGCTTTTGACCTTCAAAATTAAGTTTCTCAACGTCTAAGTCTAATTTTTGTTCTGCAAGTTCTT